TTCTTTCTTAAGGCGAGCTGCAGTGGCTTTGCTGATATCAATAGCAGCAAACATAGCTTTTTGGGACGCGCCTTGTTTACCCAATTCTAAAATGGCCTGTGCCATTTCTGGGGTAAATGATTTCTTATTTGCTGGTGCTTTTTTAGCTACCACATTTCCACCTTTTTAGTGCTGCTGCTTTTCTTGTTGGTTTGCCGTTCTCGTCTTTCATCGGGCCTTTTACGCCAGACATACGAGCACAGAATGAGTTTTTACGAGCGCCACCTTCAGGTTGTGGTGCTTTTAGATGTGAGCCAGTGGCCGCATTATACTTAGCACGACCCTTGGCGGTAAGCCCAGCGCCCTGAGATACTGGTAGCTTCTCGCCACGTCCAATGGCTAAGGATGGGCCTTTTTTCTTAGTTGCCATTATTTCTTTTTGGTACCGCGTTTGATTTTGCCACCGCGCTTCATTGCTTTAGGGTTTTGAAGCATTTTGATTTCTGCTGAGCCGCCAGTTCCAGAACTTCCTCCGCCGCTGATTGGACGACCAACTGGAATAGTTGTTTGTTTTACTGTGTGTGCAGAAGCACCATATTTTTTATCTAAACTATCAGCACGACTTCTTGCTGATTTTACATCTTCGTATTCTTTTGATACAAGGTTATTGTCCTTGTCGTACACCCGATAAATATCTTTTTTTCCAGGGTATTCGTAGCCGGCATCATCGACAAAACCACCATCGGCCATTTTTACAATTTTTTTAAAATCTTTCATTTGGTCTTTGCAGTTTTTGCTGATTCTTTAAATTGCTTAGCTGTGGGCGCACCTTTGGTCCCGGGCTTGCGCATCTTTTCACCAGAACCCGCTTTGATGCGTTCCTGTTTAGCGTGAATGTTTGCGTACAAGCCGGGTTTGGTTGCCATTAGAATCCTGTTAGTTTCTTTACTGCTTTAGTTAGTTCTTTTTCTGTGCTTTCGCTAACAAATTTGTTAATTTGCATTGCAGCATCAATAATTTGTTCCATTGTGGGAAACTGTGGGGCTGCTTCAGACAGTTGTTTAGCTGTCTTATCCATTAGATCCCACGCAGCCATGCTGGCTTTGTAGTTGTTTTCTAATAGTTCTTTAGCTTGCGTAAATGTAGCAAAGCGAAGTTCAAATGGGTTCATGGTAATACCTTTCTGTGTGTTGTGTGTATAAAATAGGCTTTCCAAGCGTCTCACGACGAGTTGTACTTACCTATATATAATAATGCAAAATACCTTCCAAATCCGCCCTACATATCGTCTGGCACGATAATTGTCTTCTTAGGTGCGGATGGAGGGGTATTGGACCCATGCTCCTTACGATACTTTAGGGCATCGTTTAGGATCATCTTGGTCATTGCTAGGGCCTTTTCTTGATGCTCTAACTCCATTTGCTCTGAAGTCTTCTTGGCCTTTCGCTCTACTTCCTTGGCAATATTGTTGCTAATTCCTGCGTTTCTAAGTAGTTGCTTTAGATTCATTTTTCTTTTTTTCCGCTTCTAAAAGCGCTTTAAATTGTGGTTCGCCCTGCATACGAATGTACGCAATTAAATTGGCGGATAGCAAATACGGGGCATTACCTAGAATGTGTAGTATTTGATTTAATTGCAATACAGTCACGGAAAGGTTGATGATTTTGTCATCTAACGGATCCTTTTTAATTTCTTCTGTCATTTTTTTCCTTTTTCTCTTGCTGCTAGTTTTTCTGGGTCTATACAGTACTGGTTCAACTCCATCTTTTTGCAGTAGGCATCCATTAAGTTTTCGCACCGCATGTCATGAAGAATCTTGATGCCAAGCAATGCGTTAGCAACCTCGTCGTCTGTCATCGGTATTGGTGCGTCGCCATGGTGTTTATATAGCAAATCAATATCTTCACTGGTTTGCCATGCCACCATAATGGCGGACTCTAAGTCAACTTTTGGATTCATTTCTTTTTCTTAGCCTTTTTAATTGCTGCATCAAAATCAGTGCTGTACCAGCCACCTACCAATTTAATTGCTGGAAGCAGTTCTTTCCAAGCAACAACATCGTCTTCATGCCAAGCGTCCCCGTTTTTCATCATGTCATTTATGCCAACATAACTTTGTGCTAGGGATGCTACCAAGATAGCGTCTGTGCAATCATCATCAATTTCTATAACCATACTTTCACCTTATTGTCGGATTCACTTTTAAAATCAAGGCACTGTGTTGCTGCCATTGTCACTTCTGGTCTAAACTTTGAAGCTAAAAATTCTTTTTTCATTTGTTGGCATTGCAATTGCGTTACTGCGCTACTACTTGCCATAAAATCACACTGCTGTCCAATGCAAAGAATTGATACAAATATAAAGGCGTTCATTTTCCACACTCCGGATCTGCACCATTCTTAACGCGCTTTTCTAATTCACGGTCAATATACCAACGTGCTTTACGTAGGTCTTCAATAGCATCTTTTTTTAAATCACAGCGCCAGATATACTTTAGTGCGTTACCTAAGTTAAAGCCCATGTGCTCAGTGATCTGAATGCAATCGATGCCAGAGGGGTGGCTGGTGTAATGCTTAGGGCTATTTACTGGATCTTGCATGTCTCATCTCCCTAAGCTCTTTTTCCATGATCTGTAGCTCCTCGAAGCTGTCACACACCCAGATCCCCAATAAACCTTCATAGCGGCTAGTGTCAATGTCTTCAACACCAGTAATTGATTCCATAACATAATTTCCCTTATATCTGTGCTCTACAATGAAGTGGCTCATAGTTTCAATTCCTTTTTAATAAACTCAATACCCTTAGCAAAATGGTAACGCCAATATTTTTCAGTGACGTTGATGTCACTATAAGAAAGCCCATCTAAAAATGCTTCTAAAATGAATTGTTGTTTTGTTGGTAGTTGCTCTGCTATTAAACGCCTGATGTCAGTTATATCTTCTGGCTCCCAAGGAAGCCAGCCTTCAACCATCTGAGGAAACGCTTCGTTGCTGTCGTCTTTTTCAATGGGGTCAATGTCCTCATCTGAAAGCCGTGGGGCTGTTGCGTTAATCTTGTGTTTGGTTTTTCTGATCATGGCTATATTAATGCAAAATTTAGGTCATCTAAAAGGGCTTCTTGCAAATTTATTTTGCCTTCCAACACTTTTATTACTCGTTCGTCAATGCTATCAGACACCGTTAGGTGGTGTATGATAACAGGTTTTTCCTGCCCTTGGCGGTAAATTCGTGCGTTGGCCTGAATGTAGTTTTCGCTTGACCACGGAAGATCGAACCACACTGTTTGGGCTGTCTCACCAACGTTGCACTGTAGATTAAGCCCGATACCGCCAGATTGCGGGTGGGCAAGGAGCATACGAATTTCGCCACGATTCCACGCAGCGATGTTGTCATCGTCCAGCACCACAGCCTGCGGGAACGTAAGACGTAATCGGTTGAGAGAATGTTTGAAATGGTAGAAGACCAATGTCGGCGAGGAAGATTCTTCCATGATCGACTCAAGGTATTCCAGCTTAGCGCGGTGTACTTCTTGCGGCTCTCCTTCTTCATTGTAAACAGCTCCAGACGTAAATTGCAGGAGTTTGTTCGCCAGTGTGGCTGCTGTAGGAGCTGTGATTTTTTCCTTCTTGATCTCAACGACCATGTCTTTTCTAAGTTGTTCATACTTACCCCTTACGTTTTTGTCTACTTCGATTTTGTGATAAAGCGAAGTACAGCTAGGTAGCTGCAAATAATCCTCAGCTTTAAGACTAAAACAAATATCTGAAATTTTATTTTTAACAATCTCATCACATCCACTCTTTAATTTCCAGCTATATACCACCCGTGTATGGCGGTTCATTTGGTCTGGAGTCATGTACTTGTCCCTAAAGCGAGTCAGGCTAGTCTCCAAACGTGCCCCAAGATCCAATATACCCACCTGAGACCAGAGATCTTGCATGCCCTGGGGGGTTGGTGTGCCCGTGAGGATTACGCGTCTCTGGAAGCCCTTTAAATGCTTCCTGAGTGCCTTAAAACGCTTAGTGCTCGGATCCTTGAATCGACTGGACTCATCTATTACTAAGTTAGTAAACACTAACTTGGGTGAAAGCTCACAAAGCCATGCCACGTTTTCAAGGTTTATCAGGTATACGTCTGCCTCAGTCTTCAATCCAGTGATACGCTGCGTCGGGCTGCCCATTATCTTGCTCACCTTCAGTTGCTGCAGGTGCTCCCACTTCTTTACTTCCGCATCCCACACTGTCTCCGCCACGCGTTTGGGTGCAATAATCAGAGTCTTGCCCTCGAACTGTTCTTTGATAATGGTCAAGGTCGTAGTGGTCTTCCCAAGTCCCGGCGGCAGAAATAAGCCCAAGTTCGGGATAGACTTCGCCTTCTCCACTATGTCCTTCTGGTACTGGTGCAACTGGTTTCTCTTGAGCACGTCTATTTCCTTTTGAGGCGTTTTCTGGTTGTGTTAGTAGTGTTAAATTCCAAGGAACATGCAAACCCGATACATCTTTTCCTTGTAACGGTTCAATATGATCTACTTCGTAAGGCTCTTCCATAAAAATTGTTGCCAATTTTGCCCTTCTATACCAGTTATCAATTTCGGGTTTTAAATATTCTTTTCCCCATTTTAGCATTCTATTTAACTTGGCTGCTCTTCTTCTTGCTTTTTGCGCGTTAACTTTATCTGGATTTTCTTTTTTCCATTTTGCTTTTAATTTTCTATTACACAATATACATTCACTTTTTAAGCTATCTGGCTGTGACTTGTTAGAACCAAATTCACTTTTTGGTTTTGTTGTTTTGCAGTTATAGCATCGCTTCATTGATAAAGTCCTCAACGTCTTCTTTAGAGTGTAATATGTGGACCGGAAAACCGGCCTCGCCTATTTGATCAAATACCAGTGTCTGTCTCGGGCTTAGCTTTCCCGTCTCCGTTTTCAACTCGACTAAAAACACTTTCTGGTTTACGAATACTATCCGATCCGGGACCCCGGTGACGCTGCTGATCCATTTGTAGCTTAGCCCCCCACATTTTTTCAGTAAGTTTACTAAATGCTTCTCTATCTCTTTCTCTAGCACGCTCACGTTTGTCCTCCTCGGTGGCATAGATGCTAAACACTTGTTTAAAAATATGTTCACCTAGATAGGAGCGTGACTCATCACCAATTTTAGTGTCCTCTTCGCCAATGTACTCAAAGACGTGTGTAACAGTGTGGCTGACCTCGTGGTAGATCACACCCATACGTTCTAATGTGGTTTCCTTGGCCATCTCGTCGTAGTTAAACACAATCGCCAGCATGGCGTTGGTTGTGCCTTCTTGCTCGATGAAGTGTGACTCTGCCAATCCAACGTCTAAGGCATTGTGCCGTGTTGTGATCTTGGAGTCTTTGACGGCCTGCTGAAATGATTCGTCAGAAAAGCATACCTTGATCTTGATACCAAAGTGACCCGTATCGGCAATATAGTACGGCACTTTCTTTTTTGTTTTCATTATTTCCTCATGTCTACAACGACGTGTATGCGTTCAGTGTCGCCGCTATTTATTACGCTGTGTTCTTTTTTGTTATCAAACCACCAAATTTCCCCAGCGCCCATGTGAACCTCTTCCTCTTCACACTTAAACTTCACGCCGGGGTTGGCGGTAATCACTAAATGAAACCGATCGTGAGCCTTAACGTATTCGCCTTCATCAACGTGCGTTTTAATAACAGAATTAGGATGTAGCTTGGCTGCAACAATCCTACCAAACTTTGCGTTATCAAAAACGCCTGTTACTAATTTCATTGTCTCTTTTAAAAAGCCTTGAGAGAAATAATCCACACAATCAAGATCATTAAAGTAGCTTGACAGTGTGTGCTGTCCTTGCACTGGCTGAAACCGTAGAACAATATCATCAACAACATTATGGTTTAGTCCTGGAGCCTTGCGCAGGTTAAGCCAGTTCCAAAGATTGGTTGCAGTTAATTCTTTTGCTGCGGCGTCGGGATTAAATCGCCCAATTAATTTAAAGTTTTCCATCAGTGCCTTGTATTTTTTTCTTTTCGTTCAAGCATTTCTAAAATTTCTTTTTGTTCTTCTTCTGGTAAATCTTCTATAGCAATTCCGTCTTCTAGTATTTCGCCGGTGGTTACCAGTTCAGTTATGCCTCGAACCAGTGCGTCAACCTCTTCTTGCGAAAGGCCAAGTTCATCGGCCCAACCCTCTTCAAACTCTACTGTTTTTTTTCTAGTCATGGTTTTGCTTTCTTAACACCAAGGCCATCACGTAGCTCATGGCTGTGTAGTTTTTTACCGGGGTGCTTTACTTCTCCAACTGCCTTAGCTACTTTAGCTGCACGCTCTCGTGCTGCAAAAGAACCATCAGATAAAATAAATCCATGCTCACCCTTTTTGCCAGTCTTTTTGATAATCTCTTCGTGACTATATTTTGCGTTAGGTGCCTTGCTTATGGACCCATCTGCGTGTTTAATTGCTGGTAATACTACTTTTAATTTGCCCATTGTAGTTCCTATTTTGATTCCACAGTGATGCTAGTGGTCTTTACTTTGTCAATCACATTGTCAATTGCTTTAGCAACGCCAGTTAATCCCATTGTGGCTACAAAAAAGCCAAGAACAAATCCTGCAATCATATTAATCATCATATCTCCTTAGCGGTAACGTGGTAAGCATTGAATATCAACCACTACATCGGACGTCTGTCCAGTGATGCGGCGTCTTGCGGTTACAGGTGATGCACGAAGACCTGAGTCTTCACAGGCACGCACTGCGTCAATTACTTGAATGCGTGTCATTTGTGCAACATCTGGATCGTACACAAACGAAATCGTGGGGATGTTTGCCACTGAAGTAATGGGTACATTTTGTCCGTTAACTGGTTGTGCAAACACCGGCGGCGGCGGTGGCGCTGAAGCGCAAGCCACTAAGCTCAATGTAAAAATCCCTACGATTAGTTTTTTCATTTTATTCCTTTAAATCAATGTAATTGGCAAATTTAATGTATGCCGATATCGAATTATCGAGACCCAGTCCCGACTGTTTGGCATCTGCCAGTAAATCATCGAGGTAATACGCTCCTCGGCGGCGTGACAAATAGGTGCTTTCTTCGTATGTTTCCACTGTATTAGTTACCCTGTTAATATAAGTTACCTTGGCAAACGACTCTACTCTTCCTGATGAAAACTGACCACGGACTATCTTAATGTGGTTTGAGTGGTTCCATGCTTGCACATAGGCTCCCTCCCCTTTTAAACCAGTCCAGCCGCAGTTACCTAAATACACTGCTGCAGAACCGGCTTTGTAATCCATTAATACTACCTTGCACTTGCTACCACTTGGGTTATCCACTGGGGCAATCGATACAGCCAACTCACCAGCAAAACAAATTACTGGTAATATTAATGCAAAAATGACAAATATTTTTTTCATACTATTCTCCTATTCCGTGGGCGCGTTCGATGGCGCGGGCGAACTCAAAACAAAACTCTGCTGACTTGGGCGCTGGGTCTAAACC